GAAGGACGAAAAAACGTTTGTAGGACAGGCGCCTGAAGACTATACCGGCTTTAAACTGGCAGAGTTTAACGACGAAACCGGAACCTTTGAAAACTGCAAGGAAAAGGTATGGGAGGGCAAACCAGATGAATAAACGATATGAAGAAGGGCGAGAGTCCTTCTTTTCTGAACCAGGCGAAAAAAAGCGAAAACAATACGTCTGGACAAAAGACGAGAAAGGACAAGAAGTGCTGCAAGAAACAGCACCAATAGACATCCAGCAAGAAATTGAATCGTACTCGGAAGAGTGTGATATCAAAAATATTGTCCGAAAAGCAAGTTTTGACCCTCAGTTTCTGAAAAGTCTGTCACAGGGAGCGTTGGAAGGAACAGAGGTGGATATTACCGAATTTCCGCAAAACATCCATGAGTATCACCGCATGATTGCAACAGCACAGGTAAACGCCATGAAACTTGAAGAACTGCAAAAAAAGGCAACAGAAGAACCTAAAGCGGAATCTAAAGCAAAGGAGGGAGAAGAGTGAATCGAAATAATGAACGGCACTTCAACCAAATTCCGGAAATGAAAGCGAGCAGAACGCGATTCAACCGTGACCAGACGATTTTAACAACGTTCGATTCCGGCAAACTGATTCCGTTTTACGTGGACGAAGTATTACCGGGCGACACATTTAGCGTGGACACGTCAGCAATCATTAGAATGACCACACCAAAGTATCCGGTGATGGACGATGCATTCATTGACTTCTATTACTTCTATTGTCCAAACAGAATCCTGTGGGATAACTTCAAACAGTTCATGGGAGAAGCAGAGAAAACGCCATGGAAGCCAGAAAAGACATATGAAGTACCAAAAATCATCATAAACGGTACAGGTGAAAAAGCGGCACCAGACGAAGGTTCGATTTTAGACTACATGGGAGTGCCGACAAAAATAAAAGGAGTTTTCGAAATCAACGCGCTGCCTGTCAGGGCATATGTAGAAATCTGGAACGAATTTTTTAGAGACGAAAATGTCGAAAACCCTGCAACAATTAAAACAGACGATACAAACGTAAACTATGATGAAACCGACGATGATAACATTGAAGGAGTAATTCAAAGAGCAATAACGGGCGGGCGATGTCTGCCAGTAAACAAGTTCCATGACTATTTTACCAGCTGCTTACCGTATCCGCAGCGCGGGCCGGAAGTGACGGTACCGATGACAGGAAATGCACCTATCAGATTGGGAGACCAAAAAGGAAATTACCAAAATTTCGCCGGACCGGTAGAAATGATAGTGGGTACATCAAGCGCAAACAACAGACCTGGATCTCTAACATACGCAAATCTCACCGGAGCACCCGGAGAAAAAAAGGTGATGCAGTTCAGCGGAAAAGAAAAAACAAGCAACGAAGTAGGCGCTGGAGGGTGGATGTATGCAGACCTCGCATCAGTGACAGCGACAACTATCAACGAACTAAGGAAAGCCGTAGCAGTACAGCAGTACTACGAGGCACTTGCACGAGGCGGAAGCAGATACCGCGAACAGGTACAGGCACTGTGGGACGTGGTAATCAGCGATAAAACCGTACAGGTGCCGGAGTACCTTGGCGGTGGCAGATATCACGTCAATATTAACCAAATCGTTCAAACCAGCGGTCAGCAGGGAAACGTAGACACACCAATTGGCGAGACGGGCGCAATGTCGGTAACGCCAATCAATGAAAGCAGTTTCACAAAATCTTTTGAGGAACATGGCTTTGTAATTGGTGTATGTTGCGTCCGACACAATCACAGTTATCAGCAGGGCCTGGAGCGTTTCTGGAGCAGAACCGACAGACTGGATTACTATGTGCCTCAGTTCGCAAACTTGGGGGAGCAGCCTGTTAAAAAGAAAGAAATCATGTTGACAGGCACAGAAACAGACCAACAGACCTTTGGCTACCAGGAGGCCTGGAGCGACTACAGAATGAAGCCTAACCGGGTTTCAGGCCTCATGAGAAGCAACGCAACCGGCAGTCTGGACTTCTGGCACTATGCAGACAACTATTCAAAAGTGCCAACGCTGTCGCAAGAATGGATGACAGAAGGAAAAACAGAAATTGCACGCACGCTCATCGTGCAGAATGAACCCCAGTTTTTTGGCGCAATCCGCGTAGCAAACAAAACCACAAGACGGATGCCGTTGTACAGCGTGCCGGGCTTGTATAAACTGTAAGAAAGGAGGAAGCCCGGAGAAATCCGGGCTATTTTTAAATGGGAGCATTATCAGGATTCTTAACAGCACTAAACATAGCAGGAAACGTGGCGAACACAGTCGGAACAATCGCAGGAGCAGCAAAAAACATTACTGGAGCTCTTGGCGGATACGGTCAGGAAGGCAACAGCCAAAGCCAAGGCGGAAGCGTAAGCCAGGGCGGTGGACATTCCGAAAGCGGAAGCCAGTCCGGAACAAACGTCCAACAGGTTAATGACTGGCTAAAGCAAGCATACGCATACCAAGGGCAAGAAGCTGCCATGCAAGGCAAATACAACAGTCAAAGTATGCTTAAACAGATGGGTTACAACACCTTACAAGCAATCATGCAAGGCGTATACAACCACATTGAAAACAGCGTAGCAATGAACTACAACAGTGCAGAAGCACTAGCAAACCGTGAATGGCAGGAACACATGTCAAGCACAGCATACCAGCGAGCCGTTGAAGACATGAAAAAAGCAGGACTTAATCCTATCTTAGCATTCTCAAACGGCGGCGCAAGCACACCGGGAGGAAGTGCAGGAACAATCAGTGGGGCAAGTATGGGACTTGCAAGCAGCAGCGCACTAGGAGTAAGCCGAAGCGGTGGATTTGTACCGAACGCATACGAAAGCTCTAGCTGGTCGAAAAGCGACTGGTACAACGCAGCAGAAAGCTGGCAACAGATGCTCAGTACAACACACATGACGCCCTACGGACTGACAAAAGCATTAACAAAAATTGCAAACGGCACAGATGAGACCATTAAGAAGGCAACAGCAAAGACAGAAAAGACAGACAAAGGTACAGAGCAGAGCAGAAGCATGAAGCCGCAAGACAAAACGGGCAAATACGGAGAAAAAAGGAAACCGGGTGATTATTTAAAATGAGTTGCTACAAGCCATTAATAAGGCTGTACAACCCGAACGATAAAGACATTAGCGGGAGGGTGTATTCACTCTCCCGCTTTTCTGAAATATCGGGGAAACAGTTCAAATATGAAGATTTGATGTTTAGAAAAGATGTCATGCTAATACCATGCGGGCAGTGTATCGGATGCAGAATCAGACAAAGGGAGGACTGGACAACACGAATAGAATTAGAAGCACGAGACTATCCAAAAGAAGAAGTTTGGTTTATCACATTGACTTATGATGATGACCATGTACCGGGCATGATAGTAAACACAGGTGAAATCATGCGAAAAGTACAATACGTCTGGAAACCGGGAGAGAAGCGCCCTGAAAGCGTCCAAACGTTGCTATATACTGACGTTCAAAAGTTCTTAAAACGTGTCAGAAAGGCTTATAGGGGCAAATTACGCTATTTTGTAGCGGGAGAGTACGGAGAACAGACAGCAAGGCCACATTACCATATGATTTTATATGGATGGAAACCAACAGATCTAGAACATCTATACAAGATACAACACAACGGATATTTCACAAGTAAATGGCTAGAAAACCTATGGGGCATGGGTCAAATACAGATAGCTCAAGCAGTACCGGAAACCTATAGATATGTTGCAGGATACGTCACAAAAAAAATGTACGAGATAGACGGTCAGAAAGCAAACGCATACTACGAACTGGGGCAACAAAAGCCTTTTGCATGCATGAGCCTTAAGCCGGGTCTGGGAGACCACTACTATCAAGAGCACAAAGCAAAAATCTGGAGACAAGGCTACATCCAATGCACAAACGGCAAACACGCACAAATTCCACGTTATTATGAAAAAATGATGGAAGCAGAAAACCCACAAAGATTGTGGAGAATCAAACAGAACAGGCAAACGGCAGCGATCGCAGAAAACCGACTAAAGTACGAAAATGCAGACTTTGCAGAACAGTGTAAAACGAAAGAGAGAGTGATAAAGAAACAGATGAAGAAGAAAGGGACACTTTAACAGTGTCATGGTGTCACCTAGCCAAGTACCTATCAAGTAAGGTACTTGGCTTTTGTCGTCTAAAGATTCCATGTATCAGTCTATTCAGTCTATCAAGTAGATATACTTTATCGCGCGTGCGCACGCGCGCGAAGCGCGCACGCGCGCACGCGCGCGCTTTACAGCGCTATTGTTCGCAAGCTCACAAGCGCTGTATAACATATAACTTGTTGTAGAAGTAGTAGTAGGCAATGTGGAAAAGTTGATAAGTACTAAAATTTAACGTTAAAACGTAAATAAAAAACAAAAAACAATGTTGAAAGTTTTGTTGAAAACTTGTTGAATTGTTGAAAGTTCGTCAAAATGACGAAAACCTTTGTGCAACATTTTGTTGAAAACCTGTTGAAAGTGTTGAAAGTGTTGAAAACGCGCACAGCGCTAATAATGAATGGATTAGCCGAACTCCGCATGCGCTACGTACGGCAAGGCGCTAAAGCGCCATTCAAAACAAAGGAGCAAAACCGACTGCTAATATATCAATTAAAATTTCAAAAAAACTCGACTTTTTTCTAAAAAAATGATAAAATATAATTACAGAAAAGGGGATTGACAAAAATGATTAAAAGCTATATCGTGGACACAGATGGAAATGTAAAGCTGGCAAGATACTTCAAAGTAAAAGAATTTGCTTGCCGGGACGGCAGTCAAGTAGTATTCATAGACGACTACTTATATTCCGTTCTGGACATCCTCCGACATAAGCTAGGAAAGCCGGTGATAATCACCAGCGGATACAGAACACCAGAATGGAACGCAAAATGCGGTGGAGCAAAATACAGCTATCACATGCGCGGTATGGCAGCAGATATCCGTGTAGATGGAGTGAGTCCAAAAGAACTCGCCAACAAACTGAATGAAATCGTACCGGATGGATGCGGCATTATCGTATATAAAACCTGGGTACACTTTGATGTACGAACCGGGAAAAAATACAGAAAGGGGGTATAACAATGGCACTCTTCAGCATTAAGGACATCAAAACTGCAATTGCAGTTATGCGACAAATCTTGGAAAAGCTAGACGAGATTTATCACGTACTGCACGACAAGCAGTGAACGAATGACGAATGACCTGGGAAGGAAGACAAACAGATGAAAACATGGAACGTACGCGACCAGACCAAAGAAGCATTAGAAGAACTACTCGAACGAAAATATAAAGAAATTAATGGCAATTACAAAATGCTTAGAAAAATGTCAAACATCGAAGACGCAAAAAAGCTGATAGATGAAATTTGGCAAATGAAAAGCTTTGCAAATACCGTTGAGTTAGAGCTAATGCGAAGGGAGTATAACAATGGCACGGCATCGTAAAGCAATGAACGGCGCAAAAGACCGACGTATGTTTAACGTAACCGCACGAAAAACCAAAAGCATCAACCTAAGCCAGAAACCTATGCGCGGTGGCATCCGGCTGTAAAAAAGGAGAGTAGATATCATGAAACATGAATATTTTGGCCTTTGGGACAGCGTAGCAAAGTGCTACGCATGGGTGGGCGAGAACAAGAACAATGCAACCTTTGCACGTATGTGCAACGTAATGTCGAAGGACGAAAAAACGTTTGTAGGACAGGCGCCTGAAGACTATACCGGCTTTAAACTGGCAGAGTTTAACGAC